AACTCAAATTCGGGCTTTCCTTCTGCTTCTTTTGGTAACGGCATGGTTTTACTCCTATTTGCGGCTGATTCCACGGGGGTCTTCAACTACTCCCTCGACAGAATCATCGTTGATGATGCGGAATTCACGACCATGAATCTTGAGTCGCGTACCTGCGTGGGGGCGCACGAGAATAAAATCCCCTTCCCTACACCAAGGGCCACTTGGGAACCTTGCGGCATCCTTGTAGCAATCCGGCCCCATCTTTACGACAAAAAGAACCGTTGTGAGGAGTTCTTCGTGCTGGAGAGTTAGGTCAGATTTGATAATCCCGCTTTCGTACTGCTCTTCGATGTTGGGGATTCCACATAAGATGCGATAGCCAGATGGGTCTGGTAACTGCTTTGCTTTTCTATCGTCGGTGTCGGGTAGTACTGTTGCCTCGTTTGGGTCATCGGGGTTTGTGCCGATTAATAATTCACTCATCAGAGCCTTCCATCCTTTCTTTTGTTTCTATAAGAATATTGTTTGCGATCAGAAGCCCACGGTAAATACCACAGGCGTATTGATACGCCCCAAAATCTTTGGCTTTACCTAAAACTGCGTCCTGCTCGATTACCTTCATTTCCTCTCGTATCTTGTCTGAAAGATACTTGAGTAGGTCATTACTCATTTACTCTCCTTTTTGTCAGGTTAAGACCTCTTGCTACGAACCCGGAGAAGTTCTTTGTCCCGCTCCAGTTTCATTCTTTCATCCTCCGCCACGGCTTTGATAATGGCGTCAGACTGTTTAACTTTTAATTTCTCATCTTCAGCAGTGGCTTTGACCATTGCATCAGCCCCAGCAAGTTTCTCTTGTGATTGAATCCGCTGGCGCTCAATGTCCTGTTGGCTAGCCTTGAGTTGTGCGTCAGTCTTGTCCTTAAGCACTTTGCGTTGGAGGTCTGCTTCTTTGATTGAGACCTCTTTTGCCTGCAACTGAAGTATCGGATCTTGGGCTTGCTGCTGTGCCTGCTGTTGTGCAGCGGCTGTCTGGTTCTGGAGCAGGAGTTGTTGTGATGCCTGAGCCACCAGACGGGAGAGAGCAGCCTCCATGTCCTCTGGAATTTCCGCATCCTCGTCGTCAAAGGTCGGGATGGGTGCCCCAACTTGTTGCTCGATCTGGTTGCGGTACATATACCCATAATGCTCTGCAATGTGTGCTTGCAGTGCTCCCATAATCTGCTGCGCCATCGGGTTTTGACCGATCATCTGGGCAGTCATGGGGTCTTGCATAAAGGTCATATGGGTTGTGATATGGGCCTGATGGTCCTGATAAGAGAAAGCCTTGACTGGCTTACCCTTAAGCGCATCCATGTTCTCGGATATGGGATCACGCGGTTTCATATCGTCTTTCATCGGTATAAGTTTCTGTATGTTCTTGATACCGAGAACTTCTAGCATCTGCCGGTGTAGGTATGGCAGATCGTATAACTGAGGGGCAGACTGGGCTAGTTGTAGCGCCGCTTGGTACTGCACCACCTTCTGACTCATCGTCGCAGCGTTGGGGTCTGAGACCGGAATCACGTCTACATCGTCGTAGTCTGACTGTTTAGCCCGTGGTGGCCCTTCTACCGGCTCATACGAGTAATCCTCGGGGGTGTAGTCACGGATGATGTTTTTGAGGAGTTTGAACTCCTGCTTCATCGAGTAGTGAATACGGGCCTGAACTGCCGACATCACCTTAAGCGTGCGCTCAAGAATAGCCAGCGTCGTCCCAACAGGAGACTGGGCACTCATGTCGGATACCTTCAGATCCGCTGCACTAGCGAATCTACGACCTTCTTCAACAATGGTGCCCAAGAGGGTATACAACACCTGACTTGGCTCCTTGTATGGGAGCGTCATGATGTTGTCTTTGATCGTGCCAGAGGCTACATCTACATCTCGGAATTCTGCCGGAGAAATCGGCGTGTCATCACCCTTAACCCGAAGACCTTTTGTTTTGAATCCTCCGGGGAGATTTGAGAGAGTACCAGCGTCAACAAGTTGGCGAATAATAGAAGTGCCAGACTTAGCAAAAGCGCCAATAAGATGAATAAGACCAAAAGCGTAGAAACCAAATCCCGGGATGTATGAATAATGGACAAAATGATTTCGTTTTTGTTTATTCTCATCATCGGGGTTCCAATTGCGTCGGATTGCTAAAACGTTCTGGGTGCCTTTTTCAATAGTAACGACGTAAGGCAGCGCAATACCCGTCGGCTCGCCGTCCTCGTCTTTGTCTTCGTAGCCGGGCAGGTCCATGTCCACGTGCATCTCAAGGATCTTGTACCGGTCATCAGATGAGGCACGGAAGCCCATCTTCTCAGCAATTTTCTTCTCAACCTCGTCGAATGAATCAACTGGATCACCAAGTTCTACGTCACGATAAAAGCCTGCCACCTGCAACTTGCGCAGTTCGTTTTCCGTCTTACGCATCACGTGGGTTACACGCTCGGCGGTCTGGATGTTTGACGCCCCATAGGGGACCACGACATCCTCGGCGGGCACAAATAGCGACACCTGCCGGTCTAGGCTGGGGTCAAAGTACACCTTCTTAAACGCATTACCCGCTAACCCCAAGCCCCACAACATCCGCTCGTGCTCAGGCCGGTACTCAACCATCACTTCCGTTAATTGGTAATTCATGTCATCCTTGACACGTACAGCGGCCTCGCGTTTCGCAGGGGTTTCTTTGCCTATAATTTGTGTCTTGACCGGTCCCGCAGCAGGGAAGGTCTCCATGATCGTCTCGGCTTGGAACTTAACCAGCGCCTCACTCAACAGCGGGTGGTAGACGCCACATGCTCCGGGCCAAGGCTCTGTGCGGTCCTCGATCTTCAGACCCAGCAACTCTAAGCCGTCCACATAAGTCTGCATCCAGTCCTTGCGGCTGGATAGGTCTTCCTCAAACTCACCAAGCAAGTCACCGCATAACTCGGTCAACTCACCATCGTCCATGTCTTCGGCAAGGTTAGCGTTGAAGTCATCTTCAACTTCTTCTGCTTCGATCTCTAATATTGGCTGTCCATCAATGCCAATACGGACAGCCTCGGGGTCTTCGATCTCAATCTCAAGAGCAGGTTCATCCATCATCTCTTCAAGATCTAAACCCATCGGGGCTTGTCCTAGTGCTTTATCAATAGCCATATTCTGTCCTTAGTAATAACCCTCAAACTTCCGTCTGAAGTATTTTGTTTCTTCGGGTTCATCTAAATTAGTACGAATGTACCCACCCTTGCGGAATCTCATCAACGCAAGGGATACGCTGTCAACATAGTCATCATGCTCCCCGGCAGGGAAAGATGCAACCTCTTCGATTACTTCCTCCGCCCAGTGGGTGTTCGGTGCCCATACTCTACTCGAAGCAAAAAGATCAGAGACCGCGTTCAAACGGCTTATTTTATCGTTACCTCGGGAGGGGGTGAACTCTTGGACCGGGATTCCCATCGCCCGCATCTCATAAATCAAGGGCGCCCCAGAAGCCTTCTTCTCAATAATGATGGAATCCGGTTCCCAGTTCTGGTATTGGTCTATGGCCTCCCGTTTGAGCGCCGGAAACTCAAGCCGGTCCCGAAAGGCATTTAGCAGGATGATGTTTGACTCCATCATTCCGGTCTTTTCGTCCTCGTGGTAGAACACACCCCACGTAGTACAGGCCGAATAGTCGCTTCGGGTGGTCTTTTCAAAGGCCGTATCCCAAGATTGGAGGATAAATTCACAGCGCGGGGCCTCGTCGTCCTGCCAAATCTTCCACCACTCCCGCTTTACAATAGCCGAGGTCTCTGAGGTGGGGTCTTGCTGGTACTGAGCCATCCACTTGCCGTGGGGCAACTCGTTTCTGAGCGCCTCTAACTCTTTTAGCGACCAAAACTGGGGCCAAAGCGGGTTGCCAGACGGTAAAAGTGCCGGTAACTCGATAACTTCCCACTCATCACCGTCCCGCTGGGCGGCTGCTTTCAAAACTTGGCCCGTTAAGTCCTTTTTACTCCACCTAGTCATCACAACCACGATGGCTCCCCCCGGCTGGAGACGCTGCCTTGGTCCAGAGGTGTACCACTCATAGGTTTTGTCGTAGA